ACCTAACGGTGGTGTAAGTTTGAGGGGCGGGTCGGACACGCAGGGCGACCCGCCCCTCAATCCATTTCCCCTGCAACCTGCGAAGGAGTCTGCGTGAATGCTCGTCATCGTCAACAACACGCCAATCGAGTTACCCGACCTGGAGGCGGAATTGCTGCTGCGTCGGGGCGTAGCGCACTTGCCGGAAGTAGCCGACCAGCCTCTTCCGAATCGTTACGAATCCTTTTCTACTCGAACGCCCCGTTCGCCCCGACCGGCTACGGAACCCAAACCGCGCAGCTCGTCCCGAGGCTCATCGAAGAAGGGAACGAAGTAGCGATCCACGCCATGTATGGCATCGAGGCGGTGCCGTCAATGTGGAATGGAATCAAGATGTATCCGCGTGGGATGGCACCATATTCGGACGATGTGGTGACAGCGCATTGGATGGACTGGTCGAACGGCAACAAGAACCTGCCACCGATGCTGATGACCTTGTTTGATGTGTGGGTGTTGAAGTCGGCGTCGCTTGACATCATCCCCAACATCGCCTCGTGGGTGCCTATCGATCATGCGCCTTGCCCGCCTGAGGTGGTGGCGTTCTGTCAGCGTAAGAACGTGAAGCCGATTGCGATGTCGCAGTTCGGCAAACGAATGTTGGAGGCTCAGGACGTTGAGTGTTTGTATGCGCCTCATGGCATTGAGGATGTGTTCAAGCCGACCCCGAAGTGGAGCAACGGCCAGAAGGAATTGACTGGTCGGGAAATCATGGGTATTCCCGAGGACAAGTTCGTTGTGATGATGAACTCTGCCAACAAGGGTGTGAACCCGTCACGCAAATCATTCGCTGAGAACATTCTGGCGTTCGCCATCTTCGCTCAAACCCGACCCGATGCGATCCTCTATCTGCACACCGAGTCGATGGGTTCGATGGGTGGAATCAACCTGATGCATTTGTTGGAGGCTTGCGGGTTGAAGCCTGAGCAATACAAGATCATCGACCAGTACGCCTATCGTATGAGTGTCCCGCAGGGTGCGTTGGCTGCCATCTATTCGGCTGCCGACGTGTTGTTGGCTTGCTCGATGGGTGAGGGGTTTGGGATTCCTGTGGTGGAGGCTCAGGCGTGTGGGACTCGGGTGATCGTGTCGGATTACACCGCCCAGCCGGAATTGGTTGGGTCGGGTTGGAAGGTGGAGACGCAACCGTTCTGGGATGCGGCACAGAAAGCCTGGTTCTGCACCCCACAGGTGCCATCCATCGTGGATGCCCTGAGAGCCTCCTACGAGGCTCCTAGAGGGGCGGATAAGACCGCTGTGGAGTTTGCTAGCCAATACTCCGCAAATCGCGTCTATGAGGCTCATTGGAAGCCAATCATGAAGGAGTTGTCGGCATGGTGCCGGTCATCGTCATCCCAGTCCTGAACCGATACGACCTCCTCGAACGATGCCTAGCCTCTATCGACTACCCCGTAGACACGCTCATCATCATTGACAACGGTGGACAGGCAAGCCTGTGGGGTTGCCCTTGGCTGGTCGATCATCGCCAAATCGACGACTACCGAATCTGGTCAATGCCCAGCAACCTCGGTGTCGCAACGTCGTGGAACCTCAGCATCAAGGCCACTCCTTACAGCAAGGACGGTTGGCTGCTGCTGAACTCGGATGCCTGGTTTGAGCCTGGTGCATTACAGCAGTTTCACGGTGAATGTAGCCCAGACACGATCACGCTCGCTGGTCATCCAGGCTGGGCTTGCGCTCATGTTGGACGCAACGTAGTCGGCAAGATTGGCTTGTTCTGCGAGAACTTCCATCCCGCCTACTTCGAGGACAACGACTTCGAGCGTCGAGCGCAAGCACACGGAATCCCAATCGTTCACTCGTCAGCGAAAGTAAATCACGACAACTCCTCGACCATCGCTTCTGATTCGTCGTTGGCTGAGGCGAACAGTAGATCGTTTCAAGCGAATCAAATGCTGTATGAGAAGCGTTGGGCGAACGGTGTTCCTGCTCATGAGGAGTGGGACTTGGATAGAAGGGTGGAGTTGGGTTGGGACAGATAGTTGTTGTTGCTACGACGCCTGGGCGTGAGCATTGGTTGTCTGATTGCTTGAAGTCGTTGGGTGATCGTGAGGTTCTGGTGTTGCGTCAGGCAGGGACGTGGGAGTTGGGGAAGATTCAATGGCTGTATGAGAACACCGCACTCGATAGGTTTCTGTTTCTGCATGACACGGTGGTTGTGAAGGATGGGTCGTTCATCGATGAGGCGTTCAGTCATCCTGGGTCGGTGGCGTTGACGAATGACCCTGGCTGGTTCGGGATGTTCATGGGTATCTATACACGGGAGACGCTGAGCAAGGTTCACCTATTTTCGCCGGTGACGCAGAGGGATTCGATTCGCGCTGAGGTGGAATGGACTCGGACTTATCATGAGGCCGAGCCGACGGCACATCTGTTGTTCAACGATTTCACGGATCGTCACGCACGAGGTCGCAAAGAGGAACGCTACGGTCGGATCAACCTCGTGCTGGAGAACGACTATCTCATCAAATACAAGGGAACCTGGTCTTGATTCTTGACGAGTTACGCCAGTTCGCGTTGGGGCAGGACTGCTACGCCGACGCTGGCGAACCTGACGACAGGTATGAACATACGCATATCACCGATGAGGTGATTGATGAGGTGTTGGGTCGGGTGAAGCCGAGGTTCTGGTTGGAGCTTGGCACGATGTTGGGTGGGTCGGCGATCAAGGTGGCTCGACGTATTGAGGCGCAGGGGTTGGATTGTGCGGTGGTGTGTGTCGATCCGTTCTGTGGTGATGTGAATATGCATCATTGGGAGTTGGAGTTGGCTAAGTCTGGGGGTTGGCGGTTTTTGCAGTTGCGGAATGGTAGGCCGACCATCTTTGAGCGGTTCGCGGCGAATGTGGTGGCGGCTGGGTTGACGCATCGGATTCATCCGATTCATGCGACTTCGATTGTGGGGATGCGGTTTCTGGAGCGTATTCATCAGATCGGCTATTTGAGTGGGTTGCCGGATGTGGTGTATTTGGATTCGGCTCATGAGGCTGGGGAGACGTTGTTGGAGTTGCGGATGGCGTGGTCGATTCTGTCGGCGGGTGGGGTGTTGATGGGGGATGATTGGGATTGGGTGGCGGTGCGTCGGGATGTGCAGGTATTCACCGATGAGGTGGGTGTGGATGTTGAGTTGCGTGAGAACAACCAATGGATTCTCAGCAAACCGAGTGGGGTAGCATAGAGCCGTGTCAATTACTAACGGGTACGCCACACGCAATCAGGTCAAGGCTGCGCTTCGTATCGGCACAGCCGACACGCTTGACGACGACCTGATTGATAACTGTGCTGAGGCTGCGAGCCGTCTCATTGACGGGTATTGCAACCGTCAGTTCTGGTCTGTGGGTTCTGCGACCGCCCGCATCTTTACGGCTGAGTCGGAGTTCACCTGCTCCATCGATGACGTGTCCGGCACAGCGATCACACTTCAAACCTCAAGTCTCGGTGACGGCGTGTTCGACATTACTTGGACGACGACCGATTATCAGTTGGAACCGTTGAACGGTGTGCTGGATGGTTTGACGTGGCCATACGACCGCATCCGTGCAGTCGGCGACTATCTGTTCCCCACCTTGAATGCGAACTATGGTGAGCAGGCGTTGGTGAAGGTGACTGCGATTTTCGGTTGGCCTTCGGTTCCTTCGACGGTGACGCAGGCGACGATCATTCAGGCGTCACGAATCTTCAAGCGTTACGACTCGCCACTCGGGGTGGCTGGGTTCGGTGACATCGGTGCGATCCGTGTGTCACGCTTCCTTGACCCTGATGTCGCGCAGCTCGTCGAACCGTATCGACGAATGCGGATGTTTGCGTGAGCGCAGCAACCACCGTCACCCAAATCAAAGAAGGCCTCCAGACTCGTCTGGCGACCATCCCTGGGCTTCGTGCCTACGCTCAGCAACCGGACAACATCAATGCCCCGTTCGCTTGGCCAATGCTGGAATCCATCACCTACAACGGTGCGATGGGCGGGGGTCTGGTCATTCACACGTTCACGGTGTCGGTTGTGGTGGGTCGCGCTGCGGAACGCTCAGCACAGAACGCCTTGGACGGATATCTGTCCTATCAAGGTGCGACCTCGGTTCGGGCTGCGATTGAGGCTGACAAGTCGCTCGGTGGTGTCGTACAGAACCTCATCGTCGAAACTGCCTCCAACATCTCGACGATGGATGGAAACGATACGACCTATCTGATGGTGGACTTCAGGGTGGTTGTGTACGCCTAACCCTTGAGAGGGTGTGCGGTTGGGGTGTAGTGTTGGGGTTTGTAATCCAACCCCTCTAGTGCCGGAAGGCAGGAGTCACCAACAATGGCAAAGCAAGTTCTGACGAATGTCAATGTCACTTTCGGCACCGCTGCAACTGACATCTCTTCATACGTCGCAGCAGTCACCCTCAACCTGACGGCAGCGGAAATCGCAACCACGAACTTCGGTTCGTCGGGTGCAGTCACCCGCATCCAAGGCCTGAAGGATCACTCGGTCACGATCGATCTCCACCAGGACTACCCGACCATCGAAAAGTTGTTCTACGACGCCTTCGCCGCAGGCACACCTGTTGCGATGACCGTCAAGCCGAACGGCACCGCCGCTGCTGGTTCCAGCAACCCGCAGTATGCATTCAATGTGTTGCCCGTTTCGTGGACACCCGTGGCAGGTGCCGTGGGTGAGTTGGCCACCGCCAGTATCACCTGGCCAATCGACGGCAACGTCACCAAGACCGGCACCGGCGCATAACTTTCATCACAACCCTTACCTGCGGAGGTAACAAATGAAACTGCCACTTGAAGTGGTCAGCGCATCCGACGG